TATATGCTGATCTGTCTCATATTACCGATTATCATCAATCTATGGAAAAGGTAGTCAAAGCTAATCAAGCTTTTGCTGAACTTCCTTCTGCTGTTCGCAACCGCTTTTCCAATGATCCTTCTCAACTCTTAACCTTCCTTCAAGATTCTAGAAATCAAGAAGAAGGTATCAAACTCGGTCTATTAGACCGTATCCCTGTCGTTACTACTGAAGCGATAGCTTCTGAGACCATCGACTCTAAAAAATAGCTCGACGATAGTATTCTATCGTGAGCAAACAAGCGAAGCGCGTTAGGCAAGACGTCTAGCGCGTTTTCGCGCTTCTCTCCCTATTACTAAAATAAAAAAGTACCCGTAGGGCAACTTTTTTTCCCCTTCCTCTTATCTCTCTCCTCTTATCTCTCCTTCCCCTCCCCTTCCTCTTATCTCTCTCCTCTTATCTCTCCTTCCCTTCCTTCGTCTTGCCGAACACTGGAAAAGTACCCGGAGGGCAACTTTTCCACTTGCAAACAATGCAATATAAATAAAATACAAAAAAACTCTCTCTCGTCTTGACGAGGAAATTTTTGTGCCCATACTTCCAATTCAGCAATTATGCTGAAAAAAACAAAAGGACGTTCCAATGCAACAAAAAATTTACTCAATCCGAGACTCTAAAGGCGAGGTCTACAACCAACCTTTCTTTCAAAAAACACACGGCGAAGCCGAAAGAAACTTCCATACTCTCGTCAATGACGAGAAATCGATGGTATCAAAGTACGTTGACGACTTTGATCTGTACTATCTGGGAACATATTGTGACCAAACTGGACGTTTAACGTCCCTTGATACCCCGCAGCATATACTAAAAGCTGCAATGTGTAAAAAGAACTAAAGTTCGACGGCCTAATTACCGCTTCTTGTTGTAATTAGGCCCACTGACAGTTATTATTTAAAAACTGTCTAAACTCCCTAATCAAAAAAGGTATAAAAATGAAAAGAAAAAAATTAAGCTTGAAAAATTCAAAAAGATCATTTCGCCGATCTTCTAGCGTTCATCCTAAGAATAAACTTAAATCCTTAAATGTTCGCGGCGGAATCCGCTTATAAAAAAAGGACGTACATATGCGCTGCACGTCCCCCCGAACTGTCGGCTTCCTATCCGACGGTAAGACCATTTCTTGGTCCTCTAAAAATTTTAGCAAACAATTTGCTACTTTTCAACTGCCATGCGGCAAATGTATCGAATGTAGACTCGATTATGCTCGGCAATGGGCTGTCCGTTGTGTGCATGAATCAAAAATGTACGACGACAACTCTTTTATTACCCTTACTTACTCCGATGAAAACCTTGGTGATCCAAAGTTAAACTATCTGGATTTCCAACTCTTCATCAAACGTCTTCGTGATCAACGATTTCGCACTTTCATATCCCAATTTGGAAAACAAAATTGGAAATTATTAAATAAACAAGAAAGAAAAAAATACTATGAACAAATATCAATCTCCTATTTCGTCACTGGCGAATACGGGGAACATACAAAAAGAAAACATTGGCACGCTATTATCTTTAACTGGCGACCAACTGACTGCGTATATGGCTACTCTAACACCCGAGGCGATAAAGTTTACCACTCGGAGAATCTCCAATCACTATGGGGACACGGGCGAACAGAACTCGGCTCTGTTACTTTCGAAAGCGCTGGATATTGCGCTCGATATGCCGCCAAAAAACTCGTCCACGGACAGGATAATGAACACGATTTCAAACCTATATCAAAAAAATCTTCAAAACACGCAATCGGTAAACGATGGCTTGAAACTTATTACAGAGATGTCTTCACTTCTGGAAAAATTATCCTTCATGATGGCTCTTCTGCCTCAATCCCTAGATACTATGAAAAGTGGTTCAAACGCGTCCACCCTTCAGAATATCGAAATTTCATTACTCAAAAAAAGCTGGAAATTACCGAACGATCTAGACTAAAATCAGAACGAATAAAACTAGACGAACTGAGTCAAAACCTTGCACGTCTTGACTCTAAAGGGTATTCTGCTACCGCTGTAATCACTAAAGACAAAACCCGCGAAATTATCGCAAAACAAAAACACAAAATGCTTCAAGATCATTTGAAGCTATAGAAAGGCACCCATGCTAGGAAACCGAAACTCACAACACTCCTTTGCCATAGTTCCACAAGTAAACATGGCGAGGTCTCAATTCGACAGATCGTTTACTATCAAAGACACTATGGACTTTGACTACCTTGTACCTATCTTAGTAGACGAAATTATACCAGGCGATACCGTTAATATGAATTTATCGACTTTTGCTCGACTTGCTACCCAATTAAAGCCAGCGATGGACAACATGTACATGGACTATTTCTTTTTCTTTGTACCCAATAGACTTCTCTGGACTAACTGGGAACGCTTTAACGGCGCTCAGGATGACCCAGGTGACTCAACTGACTTTACAATACCTACAATAGCCGCTCCTACTGTAACAGGCTTCCCAGTAGGCTCTATTTACGATAAAATGGGCTTACCTACTGGCATCGCCTCATTAGGCTCCATTAACTCTTTGCCGCTCCGCGCATATAATCTAATTTGGAACGAATGGTTTCGAGATCAGAACTTACAAGATTCTGTACTAAAGAATACCGACGATGGTCCCGATGCGTATGCTGACTACAATCTTTTAAAAAGGGGCAAACGTCATGACTACTTTACTAGCTGCTTACCAAGTCCTCAAAAAGGCGTTGCAGTTTCTCTCCCTCTTGGAACATCTGCGCCGGTTACTGGAATTGCCGCCGAAACAACCAGTTGGCCCCTTGGTCCCCTTAGCGGCGTAAGGGAAACCGATGGTACTGCTGGCGTTACTTACGCAAAATATAAATCTTCAATTGATGCTGGCACTAATGCCGCAATTATCATTGAAGAAGACCCTGATAATCTTGGTTATCCTAACATTCGCGTTGACCTTGCTGCAGCTTCTGCAGCAACTATCAATCAACTTCGAGAAGCATGGCAATTGCAATCAATGCTGGAACTTGATTCACGCGGTGGAACTAGGTACGTAGAAATACTACAAGCACACTTTAACGTAGTATCTCCTGATTTCAGACTTCAAAGACCTGAATACTTAGGTGGTGGACAAGCTCGCATCAATACTCATGTCGTTGCAAATATGGCAACGACCGACTTAAATAATGATTATGGTCGTGCTGCTTCATTGTCTGCATATGCTACCGCTTCAGGTTCAAACATAGGCTTTACTAAGTCCTTCGTTGAACACGGCTATATTATTGGCCTAGCTTGTGCTCGCGCTGACATCACTTATCAACAAGGTTTAAATAAGATGTGGTCACGCTCTACTCGCTATGACTTCTTCTGGCCTAAACTTCAAGAACTTGGTGAACAAGCTGTTCTCAATAAAGAAATCTACGCCGATGCTTCTGCAAACGACGAACTTGTATTTGGCTATCAAGAGCGTTATGCTGAATACAGATTTAAGCCTTCTGAAATTCATGGAGAATTTCGCTCAACTTATGCAACTCCTCTTGATTTCTGGCATCTAGCTGAAGACTTTGCTACACTACCAGCTCTCAATGATGTGTTTATTGAACAATCAACTCCAATTGAACGTATCTTGGCCCTTGGCGAAGACTCTGGTCCTCATCTCTTGCATGATATTTGGTTTAACTATAAACACGCTCGTCCGATGATGACTTACTCTGTGCCTTCTACGCTAGGTAGGTTCTAATGAATGACTTTGAACGCTTTGCTAATCAAGTCGCACCCTACGCCCCTATAATTGGGGCGGGTGCTGGCGCTTACTTTGGTTCCTCTCCCGAAGCAATGATGACTGGCGCAAACGTTGGAGGAATGTACTCCCAATATATTGGTGGACAACAAGCTAACGCCGCAAATGCTGAACTAGCACGAGATCAAATGCGGTTCCAAGAACGCATGTCTTCCACTGCTCATCAACGCGAAGTTGCCGACCTCAAAGCTGCCGGTCTTAACCCAATTCTATCGGCTGGGGGTTCTGGTGCATCATCCCCATCCGGTGCTTCTGCAACTATGCAAAATACCATGTCTGGTTTTGCTGCCTCTGCTGCTGAAATTTCTCAGCAAGCTATGGCAATGAAACGCCAAAAATCTGAACTTGATTTGATGGCTGCTCAAACCGCAAAAACTAGAACTGAAGAAAAAGTAATCTCTAAAGGCATTCCTGAATCTGATTTAAAAAATAAATTTTATAATTCAATGAAGCCTTTAGTTGATAAATGGTTTAATAAAACCTCTTCAACTGCTAAAGAAGTATCAAAAGCTCCTGAACATAAAATTAAACGTTTTGAAACTCTTAAAGAAATGCATGATTATTACAAAAAAGCTAAATACTACCGAAAGGACTCACTAAAATGAAAAAAATCGTAAAACTACCAACTGGACGAATTAAGGTTTCAACAGAAAATACGAAACTTTCTCTTTGCCAACAACAATTCAAAAAAGACTGTGACATTAATGTCATAGTCAAAAAATACATGAAAGATGGTGAACTCACTCATCTGAACAAAAAAAAAGGTGTATATGCTGATCTGTCTCATATTACCGATTATCATCAATCTATGGAAAAGGTAGTCAAAGCTAATCAAGCTTTTGCTGAACTTCCTTCTGCTGTTCGCAACCGCTTTTCCAATGATCCTTC